CTTACACTTCTGTCGTTCGAAGTCTGTCTTTGTCTTGGTCTTGGCTTTAACTCGTTCGTTGAGCTTAGCAACGAGGGCTAATAGTGCCTCTGAGTTAAGGGCTTCAAGTCCGTCCCCTACCTTAGTCTCAACCTCAAGGGAGGCGTTATGGTAGAGGTAATCATTCTGATAAAGCTGTTGTACTACACCTTTGTCGATGGACAACTCTTTCCAAGGGAAATGCTCTTGTAGTTTCCAGACGCGACCACTGCCACTGAACTGGACTTTAACGAATAGGGGTATTTCATACTGTAGGCTCATAGTCGGGGTTCCTTTAATGAAAGTGGTGGGGACCACGAAAGCCCCCACCTAAGTTGTTTAAGCTACTACTGCTGAGAAGAAGTAACCCAAATCAGCGCCAGTGACTTTCATGTCATAGGCCATTTTAACTTGGATATGCTCTGCAACTTGCTGACGCTTAAGTGCATCATCAGAGAATGATTCTACTGAGATACCCATGTTGTTTGCATTAGGAACATTGTTCCAAGCAAATGTCAAGCCCGCTGCTGGGGTCATTAGACCACCGTTCTTTGGACCGTGTACCAAGAGTGCGTTCTTACCACCGATGAAAGCGTTAGATTCTGCTACGCCTTCTACTGAGGTGTTCTTAACTGCTTCCATAACCAAGAAGTTTTCTACTTCGAAGATTTCAGCCAGCTTAGAGTCTGTAACCAAAGCGGAGTTTGCTACAGTTGAGCCACCGATCAAGCGGCTTAGGATTGCTGGGTGGTTGACCAACATGTCACGAACTTCTTTACCGACAACCATTGTGTTTGGCTTGAAACCGCCAGACTTAAGCTGCATGGTGCGACGTGCGTTTGTTACGTCGATGATTGGTGTTGAGTTCGTGTAGTCAGACCACAAGTTTGATGGTGTGTTGTCTGTACCCCAGACGCCAGCGCCGAAGAATGTGTCAGCGAACGCTTCTTCACGGTGGATCAACAAACGTGTTGCCAAAGTCTGCGCACCAGCTGAACGGATGTCCAATGCTGCGTCTTCGTTTGCCAAAGTCTGCTCGTCGAAGTCCATACCAAGACCGAACACATCTGCGTAGTAAGAAGAGTTCGATACGGACATGCCGATACGGTTAACTTCTGTACGTGGTGCAAGTGCTTTAACATCGCCAGTACGGTTCATGTTGTCGCGGTCATAGATGTAGTATTTGTCAGACTGGCGCTCAACGCCGACTACTGGGAATACTTTGTCTGCGATGAAGTTTGCGTTGTCTTGCACAAAAGCCAAAGTCAGGTTTGTTAGCGGTTGGTCCAGATGGACGCTTGATGGTGTTAGCATAGGCATAATGTTTAGTTCCTTACCTTAGAGGGGCTTACGCTGCTGCGTTGCCACCTTGGATTAGTTCGATAGCGATGATTTGACCGTCAACACCAGCTTCATAGGCTTGGCCCATAATGATGTTGCCAGTTGTTGCTTCTACAGCTGTACCGTCTGCGGCACATGCTACGTTGTCACCAGCTGCGATTGTACCGCCAGCTTCGACCAATACTTTACCAGCTACGCATACTGTTGCAGCTTTACCAGCGATAGGTTGGTTCAAGAGAACGCCGTAGCAAGTCTCACCAGCAGAGTCAGCAAGATCAGCTTGACCGTCTGCTTCTAGTGTTACGAATTTAAATTGAGCAGCTGACAGGTCTTCACCTGCAACTAGAGTGCGGTTGTCGCGTGATTGCATAACAGCCATTGTTATTCCCCTTTATAGGATTTAGTGATTAGAGCTTTACCAGTTTCTGTACGTGCTACAGCAGTATATGCCTTAGCGTAATCGCTCTTCTTCATTTCATTGTCGTCCATATAGGACTTTACTAGCGCATCAAGTTTGTCGGAAGCTGAGGTAAATTCCCCGTCTACGTCTGCCTTGCCTACTTCTTCCATTGATGTGCCGAACGCTTTATCAGCGGCTTTCAATACACCCATGACCTCTTCGTTAGTCTCGAAAGACTTAACTAATTCTTTAGCCGTAGCGACATCGAAGTTAGGCAATACTGCGTTAGCTTTCTCAGTCAACTCAACATCCGCTTTAGCCAACTCAGCAGCTTCTAAAGCCTTGAGGATTGGTGCGGGGATGTCAGCCTTGTTAATGCTTTCGCCGTCATACTCGACAAACTCTTCTGGAGCTTTCTTTTCGATGGCGTCAGCACTGATGATGTAACCTTCTTCGATCAAACCCTTGCGTAGCTGCTCGTTCTCAGACTTGAGGCGCTCAACTTCTTCTGCAAGAGGGTTAATCTCTTCTACAGCTTCAACATCGTCTGCTTTCTTCATGTCAAAGTTGTACGCTTTCTCAGCGTCTTCTTCTGACATACCCTTGTCCATATAAGGCTTTAGTTTAGCCATCATATCGTCGGACATCTTTTCTGTTGTCTCTACTTCGTTTTCCATTGTATCTCCGTTGGAGTTGTCTCGCTTGAATAGTGAAACCATTGCTTGTGCATTGGCTGGGCGATCAACTAAAGATAGCTCATCTAATTCAAGACCCATTAAAAGGTTAGCCATTAAACTCTTCCTTCATTGCTCTGCCGCCAATGCTGAAGGCAGCTAGTTCACCAGACTTGACCTTGGCCCAAACGTCATCGTTATATACCTTAAACGCGACAATCCAACCCTCACGGTCACTCTGTATGCCAAGGGACTCACCGATCTCTTTGGTGATAGGCATGGAGTGGATAACCGCCCCAATCTGTTCGCCCTTGTGCATTTCTTTACCAACACGGACATGCTCCATAAACTTATTTACGGCACGTACTAACGTGTCTGGTGTAATTACATCGCCTTGGCGGTCTACTACAGGTTCACCCTTTTCGGTTACTACTGAGGCCCAGCCATAGACCATGCGTTGTTCTTCGTCAGTCTTTAATATCTGACCTGTTAAGTTCTTAGTACCCATCAGTCTAAGTCCTCCTTGATGATGATTGTGAAGTAACCGTTGTTAGGGAAGGTCTCTACTGTCGCATCCCCGTAGGTGACTTCGATCTCACCGTAGTATGTACCAGCTGTGTCTGTGTCACCAGCTACCCAGTCGTACCTAACTGTACCTTCGGGGAGGTTTTCGTCTACGGTAGCAGGGGCGTCGATCTTAAGCGAGGTTGCGCCAAAAGCCTTCATGTGGAAACGGGCGGATGCACCCGCAAGTCCAACAGGGTTACCATTGGCATCTGTTAGGGTTACGGACAGCACAGGCCCAGTGTCGTTTGTTTTGATCCTAAAAGCCATTAGCCTACCTTAGCATTATTGTTACTGTTGAATTGAACAGAGTTCTTGTTTGCAACACCAGTCCGAGTGCCGATACGTCTGTTGTCCACGTTTACCACACGGGCAAAATCAGGGTTCCAAAAAGGTGCGCCCAATACTATTGACTGACCGACCAACTCTTCCATGTAGAACAAGTGGTCACCATACTTGATGGCTTTGTCCACTACTGGTGCGAGGGTAATTATGTTGTCGCCACCAAGTTTGTTGTCCTCAGTGATGTCAGCAGTATCTACTACTTTAACTCCAGTCTCTAAGTTACTGGTAGATAAGGTTTCTTCCTCAGACATTGTAAGTGTGTCTAGGACTGGTGCTGCTGTAGCAAGTTCACTAGCGTAGAAACTCTCTTCCTCGAACATAGTATTGTTGGGAAGCTCTACTGGCCCCGTGACAAATACCTCTGATGAAAACTTGTTGTCTTCTACAAAGTCAGCACTTGGTGTCTCTGGTGTATCAGTAGTTACTTCCCTACCTGCCAGTGTCTCTTCTTCTGACATACTGTTAGCGGGGACAGATACGTTACCAGTCTCAAGCGCACTAGGCTCGAAGGTCTGGTCCTGATCGAACGCTGAGGTTCCGTTAACAGGGTTAGCTGTCTCTAGGGTACCAGTAGAGAATGTCTCGTCCTCGTACATGTAAGCAGCTGTGAAGTCTACAGACCCTGTAGCGAACACGACAGATGATAGTTTGTTGTCTTCCGTAAGGTCTGCATCACCCGTCTCAGGGGAATTAGTCTCAAGGTTGGCAGTGGAAAGCGTCTCTTCCTCTGACATTGTTACTATGTCTATGACAGTAGGTGCTGTGTCCAAGTTAGCAGGTTCGAAGGTTTGATCTTGGTTAAACCCTGACGTACCATTGACAGGAGACCCTGTAGCGAACACGACAGATGATAGTTTGTTGTCTTCTGTTATGTCAGCAGTGCCAATAACGTGTGCAGAGGAGGTTAAGTCCCCAGCGGAAAATGTCTCGTCCTCATGGAACAAGGATGTATCAACTTGTGGTACACCTAGCTCTATTCCAGTAGCAGAGAGTGTCTGCCCTTGGTTAAAGCTGCTATCAGCAAGGGTAGGAGAGTTGGTCGTTACAAACAACGCACCTAACGTCTCTTCCTCTGACATGCTGATAGCAGGGATGCTTGAGGCACCCGTAGTTATGGCACCAGCTGTTAGTTCGTATTCTTCACTGCCCATACCTGCGAAGGTAGCGGCTGCGAAAGGGCTGGTTCCAAACATGTATTGCTCCTAGTTTACGTCACCCTTATAACGGGATGTCCACATTGTAAGTGAGTACTTAGTCCCCTCAGTTAACTCATCGACAAAATGTCCGTGTGTTACTTGGCTTGGGAACAGGATACAGCTGCCGACAGGTACATCAAGGTTCGAAAACCCTTGTCGCGGGAAGTGGAGCGTGGCTCCCTTGTAATTGTCGTTCAGCTTAACGCTACCAGTAATAAGAGAGGCGTCTGTGTGTAGCCCCAGAGACTTCTGTGTGTCCATTGCGTAACGCATTGTGAAAGCATCACGTATCCCCATATACTCGACTGGGGACCAATGTTTCTCACAAATCTTAGCTAGGTGATTTTCCCACAGTGATTCGTAGAACTCAAGTACCCCTAGCTGCTTTAGCCTGATCTCTTGAGCGGGGAACTTGTCACCCTCTAAACTACCCCAGTCGCCAAACTTATCTGAGGCGGCGATTAGGTCATCACACTGACTTGGCGTAAGTAGCTTGGTAACTAGAATGTCTTGAGCTACTTCATCGTACTTAAGGTCTACTGTGGCTGGCGATGCAAGCCTTTCGTGGTAACCGAACTGTCCAGCCAACTCACGAAAGCTAGACTTAGCGTCATCCCCACCATTGCCATGATAGATGCAGCCACAACAATTAGTCCTGTCATTGTATAATTGCTCATTTACGACACTGATAGATGGGTCGTGGTTCTGAAAGATGTAAGCCTCATAGTCGAGACCTACGGTGTAAGGGAAGTTGTCCCCTGCCAAGGTTAAGTATCGTTGTTGATAGTACAGCTGATCGTCTTCTTTTGCGTAAGGGGCGTCCAAGTCGATGAACGACAAGATTGCACCAGCTTTACCAATAAAGAGACCACTGTTTAAATATCTGTATGGGGCGTCATCTACTGGCGTCCACTTTTGCTTGAAGAACTCGTCGTGGCTCAGTGGCCAACAGTCTTCCTCAGCACCAAATAGAAGGTCAACTCCGAAGTCCTTGAACCTCGCCAGAACCTCGTCTGGGTGGTCTGCAAAGAAGGTATCATAACCGTCCATGAACAACACAATGTCATCAGCTGGTAAGGTTTTAACGAAGTCCCTAACGAACTTAATCTTAGGCATACCGCCCATGCCAGTCATGTCGCTGTACCACTCAGAACCTTCTCCGAGGTTGACTACAGTAGCAGAATACTCATAGGCTGACTGCTTTAAAGCCCACATCTTACTTGTGTCTGTAGCGACAGTAACAATGTGCATCTTATTTTCGGGTAACATATCTGTGTCCTCAATCGTACTGGGTCGGGTTGACCGTGGGATTTGTGTAACTCGTTCTGCTGGGTAGAAGTAGTTACGTTTGTCTCTTAGCTTCTGAGGAACCCACTCATCAACGGGAATGATGTTATTGTGGAAGTCCTCTATAAGTAGATTGGCAGTCTCAGGCGTAATTGCGTAGGCATGGCAGTTATACCAGTAACCCATGTCGTTCCACCGATAGCCTAACCAAACGCTGTCGTGATCTTCTAGCATCCAGTCTGCGTGACTAGGGTTGATCTCCGAGAACACTACGTCCTCTTCAAGTATCAGACCATTAAGACCACTGTCGGCAATCTTCTGCCAGACCCTGTAATGGCTCACAGAGCAGCCAAACTCACCCTTAAGCAGTGTACGCCTATGGATTGGGTCTAGCCACTCTGTACGAGGCTTACAGCCAGTCTCAGCGTACATCTGATCCCAGTCTTTATCTCTGGCATCGTAGGCATCGCCGTGTAGTGATATTTGGTAGACTATCACGAAGGTTGAGTAGGCCAAACCACTTCGTGAGGAAAGCCGCTTTGTTCAGAGATGTCAAGTAAAGCAGAACGGTACTGCGACCAAGCAGATTGTTGGTCTTCTGTAAGGCCAGCCCATCGTAGTGGGTTGGAAACCAGAGGGTCAATCACTGACGTTAGGATGAACCCACGGTCTTCTCTAACTTGAACAGCTTTTTCCTCGTCAAGCTCTGCCTGAGTTGGTGCATTATATGGTGTGAAGTTAGTACCAATTAGGGCTAGTAGAGCATCGTTGTCTATAGTCATATCAGTATCTGTTGGTTGTACACCGTAAGGTATCCAGCCATGCTGCGGATGATAAATCTCAACGTCCATAGCAAGGTTGTCCGAGGACAAAGAGACCGCATTACGGAAGCGGGTTATGGAGATAGCCATTTAAGAAATCCTTAGCATTAGTGTTGCGCCGTAGCGGTAAGTGTTGGTTTGGTGTTTAGCACCCATAGCCCTCCAAGTCCCCCCAGGAGCGCCCCCTCTGTGGCAGACTGTGTAACCAGAGGCTGAGTTGAATGAGTTACTAGATGTACCAGAGTAGTACACGTCAGAATAGCTGCTTCCTTCGTAGATAGTACCACCCGAAGCACTCCTTATCAGATATGCGTAGTTGCCAACGGCACCTGATGAAGTGTTACCAGAACCTGAGGGACCAGTAGCTCCAGTTTGACCCTTTTGGCCTTTAGAACCTGTAGAACCTGTATTACCAGTTGACCCAGTGTTACCTTGCGCTCCAGTTTGACCCTTTTGGCCCTTTTGGCCTTTAGCCCCTGCACTACCTGTCGAACCAGCCGAACCTGTAGAACCCGTAGCTCCAGTTTGACCCTTTTGGCCTTTAGAGCCAGTAGCTCCTGTGCCACCAGTGGAGCCAGCAGCCCCAACCTCGCCCTTCTGACCCTTAGAGCCAGTAGCGCCTGTACCACCAGTTGCTCCAGTGTTACCTTGCGCTCCAGTATTACCTTGAATACCCTGAGAACCAGTTGAACCTGTAGAACCCGTAGCTCCAGTTTGGCCCTTTTGGCCTTTGATGCCTTGAATACCTTGAGAACCTGTAGCTCCAGTATTACCTGTAGCTCCAACCTCACCCTTTTGACCCTTAGAGCCAGTAACTCCTTGGGAACCTGTAGCGCCAGTAGCTCCTGTGGCTCCTGTAGTGCCTGTCTGGCCCTTTTGGCCTTTGGTACCCTGTATTCCTTGAGCGCCAGTGGCACCTGTCAGACCTTGAATACCCTGTACGCCCTGAGCGCCAGTTACTCCTACCTCGCCCTTTTGGCCCTTAGAACCTGTAGCACCCGTAGAGCCTGTAACGCCAACTTCGCCCTTCTGACCCTTAGAGCCAGTAGCGCCAGTTATACCTTGAATACCTTGTATGCCTTGGGCACCAACTTCACC